AAAGAATCCATTCCTAGCGAGACACCGCGCAATGTTCTTTGCGATGCACTCCGACACCCAGTTGTGCAGGTTATCAGTCGAAGATTTATAATCACCGGACACGATCACGTCTTTACGTGGATCACATTTTCCGAGACACTCACTAATGATTCTCTCTGTTACCGGCTCTCCAATTAATTGGAAAGTCTTATGCTTCTTCAAAGTACTCCATAAAAACTTCTGGAGTGGTTTGAGAGCGGTATACAGGAAAGGAGGACCTTTCGATATTACTCGAATTTTTAAGGCCTCCGCCAAGCCAACAGGTTCCACATATGGAATTTCTGTTAACCCTCTCTTGTAAATTTGCCAATAAAGCTTTCGCCATCTAGCTTCGAATCGTTTAACATTTACATGACATCCGATCATCGTAACGAAATCATCTGGATTTTCCTCAAAGGTTTTATCTAGAAGTCGTTGCTCTTCTTCTCCCAGCGGACCACACACTCGTGTGACCTCATGGTTTACTTCGAAAGTACCATACTTAAACTCAAGGAGTTCCTCCCTAAGTGTCCCTTTAAGAAAGAGATCGTAGATAGCACCCACGGCACCTAAGCCAGAACGTGAACGATTATAATTTGCTGAAGTTGAAGGAAAATGAGGTTCAGTCAACATTTCTATTGTGAAATTCTCATTACCAAACAATTCTTCAACAGTACGGACTAATTCTCGTTCCATTGTGACTTGGTCTAAAGCAAACCACCCACCTGCACTCTCAATGAGTTCCAGGGGCGGAAGTAAGCCGGGCTTGGTCGTTAAGGCCTTCAACGTCTTGCGTTCTGCAAGTTCGATGAGGTCTGCACCAGCCCGAGGCATACCCTTCTTGGACATTAATACGGAATAAGAGAGACTCTCCTTCAGAGGTCTACTTAACATCTTTTCACGTCGTCCATAAATCCCCTTGATTATCCAACCTGGTTTATCCATACAGTCCAACCCTTCAGGAGGACTAGGAATAGGTTGATCGTGATCGAACGCGAACTTGGCCGAAATTTTATATTTCATATACTGGATCCATGATCCGGGGCCCTGCGCTGAACAATAGTCAAGGATTCGCTGTATCGCTTTCTGAATAGCTCGTATATAACAATCTTGTTTTGAGCTCTTTTTGCACTTTATGCCGTATAGCTTGTAAATTTCAAGCACGACTAAAATAGCGTTGATACAGTTTGCACACTCGTCTTCTCCAATTAGTGGTAGATATCTCCTTTTCAAAGAGGCTATCATTAAATTAAATTGTTTTGGATAAGATTCGAGTCTAGGTTGAAGGGCCCTAGCAC